CCCACCACGGGCGCGTTCTCTCGCTCTGTCTGCATCCTGCTGGAGTTGCTCAAGCGTGTCCTTAAAGGCAGCGTCGCGCCGCTTCCCTTCCTCGCCTCGAGCGTCTGCCTGTCTCTGGCGTTCCTGCTTTCGTTGCTCTGCACGCGCGTCTGCCGTCGGGCCTCGCTGGCGAGCCTCTTCAACCCTCCTCTCAATGTCAAGCATAGCCTTTACGGTAGAAGAGCTGTTCAGCCCGAAGTCACCTTCAGAAAATGCGCGTGCTACCACGGCAAGCTTCTCAAGCTCGCCCTGCAGCGTGATGATGTCCAACTCAAACATCCCAACGAACCTGTCAAGCCCCTCAGCCAGCATGTCGCCTATATATTGCGACGTTGCCAGCACAGTGTTCTTAACCAAGTCAAAGGCTTGAGCGAACGACTGGTGCATGCGTACCAACGCGATCGACAGATTGATGTTCATGACTTGCCACGCGGCGCCGAAGTCGAGCCGCATTAGGGCGGCAGCTATCGCGTCAGTTTCTTCCTCAAATGCTGGAGAAAGCGTTCTTGCAATGGCTACAAGGCCGACGATAGATGCGGTGACGGCAGCAATCGCAAGTCCGATGGGCGAAAACAGCGCAGGGATTATCGCTAGCGCGGCTTGAACGACGCGGATCGCGGTAGCAAGACCTTGAAGGGCAAGGCCAGCCGCTAAGGCTGCCGTGCCGAGCGCAAAAAGGGCGGCAGCACTGCCAGCCACGATCGCGACCAGCGTTCCGTTGCGCGAAATAAAATTTCCTATAACTGCAAGCAGGTTCGTGAACGCCTGCACCGCCTGCGTGGCCACAGGTCCCATCGACTCAATTACTTGAATTTTGAACACGCCAAATTGGGCTCCCAGGCGAGCTACTGCGCCTCCGAACGAGCTCATCACAGCATTTGCCTTATCAAATGCAGCGCCGCTTGAGTCTTGTACCATTGCAAGCACTTCTTCAAACTTGTCACGCATCGTCGACAGTGACAGTGCTGCATTTGCACCGCGAATTTCAAATATTTCCGTGAACAGACGAATTTTGTCTACGTTGCTCATGCCGGCTGTCGCTTCACCGAGATCATGCAACACATCCATAAACGGCCGCATGTTGCCAGCCGCATCTCGAGTACTGACGCCAAGCTCGGCAAGCTTTTCCTCTTCGTTTGCAATCGACTCAATTATGCGAGCAAGCCCAGTGCCACCCAACGATCCACGCAGCCCGGCGTCGGCAAGCACTGCCAGCGCGGCGGCGACGTCGTCAAACGACTGGCCTGCCTCTTGGGCTTTTGGACCAACGTAGGACAGTGCCTCACCGATCATGTCAACACTTGTTGTCGACGCGTTGGCGGCTGCCTGCAGCTTGTCTGCGATAGCCCCAAAATCTTCCGTCGACATTCCGAATTGAGACATGGTGCTCACGACCACCTCGACGGCCCTGGCGAGCTCCATGTTGTCGGCAGCAGCCAACGCAAGAATTGGCCCAATCGATCTTAGCACTCCCTCGGCATCGAGGCCGGCCTTCGCGAGCTCGCTCATCGCGACTGCGACCTCTTCTGGAGCGCGGCCAAATTGGACTGCCATTTTCTTTGCCGCGTCATTGAGCGACGCAAACTGCTCGTCGGTAGCCCTTGTGTTTGCGCGCACGCGAGCCATCTCTAAAGAGAACGCCGCCGCAGTTCGAGCCGCCAACACAAACGGAGCACCCAACGCCGTGCCGGCGAGCGTCATCCCTGTGCCAGCCTGACGCATTTGCGTGCCGAGCGCCATCATGCGGGCGCGAATACGGCTCATGGCCTGCTGGAACTGCCCGTCGCGAGCAAAGATTTCAACGTAGGCACTGCCGGCACGAATTGCTCCAGCGCTAGCCGACATTTGACACCTCCGGATTCACAGGGCGGAATCCGAATGCCATGAGGATATCTGGCGTTGCCTCTGGCAGTTCCGGCCTTGGCACGTGATAGAAGGGGTGAAACGCGTGCATGGTTGGAGGCGGCTCGCTACTTTCGGAGTCGTGGTGTATTTGTGCGAACAAAGCCATCAGCGACGCCGTGTGCGTCCAGTTTTCATGCTGCCGCCCTTCTGCGAGCCAGACGAGCTGGCGGAGGGTGAATTCCCAAGGCTCGACGCCGGCAATTCCGGCGAGGTAGAACCCAAGCTCCCATGCGTCGCTAGGGGTGCCTCTAACTCGAATTGGCTCAATACGGCGTCGATCGCTTTCTCCGCATGGGCCTCCATCTTCCGTTCCGTTTCGCGGAGTTTCGCGATCACCTTCTTCACCAGCCCCTTCCGGGGCTCGTGGAAAAAATCGGAGACCTGGTCCACCAGCCTCTCGACTGCCTCCTTGAGCACACCGCCGTCGCATGCCGCGAAGAAATCCTCATCCGACATGTCAAGCGCTGCCAGCTGCGGCCGCACGACCGCACAGATGACCTCAAGCACCTTCAAGTCGTCCGCCACCCAGCCAGACAACGACTCTTTGTCGAGGTTGCAGATGTCAAGAAGGTTGACGCTGCACAGATCGCGGACGCGCTTTACCGTGAGATAGGTGACGTCGATCACCCATAACTTTCCATCGATTGTTTTGAATTTTGCCATCAGTTGAAAGGCCAGAGTTTTAAGACGACCTCATAGGCAAGAACGCCAGAGAATTGCCCTGACAACTTGACCTTATGCACCAAGAACTTTGCCTCTGCACCATCGACTGCGATCGTGACCGGTTGCGGCGGGAACTTATTCCATTTCCGCATGAACCGACGCACGTCTTCGGCGTGGTAAATCTGCAGCGTTACCGTGTTCATTTCGGTGAGCGTGAGCTCGCCGCTTACTGCAGAATCCCAACGCGTAACGTCGACAGTGTCGAGTTCTAGATCAACATCAAAGTCGCGTGTGCCCAATAGCACAATGCCGTCGGCCTTAATGGACTGCGATCTAGCGAGGCGGACCTTTGCCACAGGCCACCCCTTCGCTCAGGACACGGTCGGCGCGTAGCTGATGGTGTACTCGTTGCGACCCTTCGGGCTCACCTTGTTCTTGACGTCAAGCACAACGCAGCCAACGGCAGTCATGCCGCCAACCGTGATCGGGCCGGTGGCTCCGACGACGGCAGAGTGCTGCGTGGCCGTCACCTCGACAGTCACGTCAAGCAAGCCGCATCCGATCTGCTTTTCAGTGTCGCCGAAAACGGTAATATCGACCTCGTCGCCGCTTGCGTTCAGATCAACGTCGACCACATTGTCAAGCGAGACACCAGGTGCAGTAACGAGCGCATTCTTTCCGAGCTTGTATTTGGCCATTTGACCCTCGCGTGGTGGTTAGACGGTGACCTGGTCGCCAGCGTCGAGAGCGATGCCGGGCTTGATAGTGATTGAGACGGCTTCGGCGCCACTAATCGGCTGCGTCCGCTTCGCGCTGGTGACAACACCGGTGATTGCGAAGGCAGTGCCACCGCTCGGCGTGACAGTGACGGACACCTGCTTGCCGTATGTTTGCGCTGAGTCGCCAAGCACTGTGGCCTCAAGTGTTCGCGACTGCAGGCCGGCGATGGTCCGTTTGTAGACCCCCGTGGACCCCTTGGTCGTGGCATCGACCTTTTCGGCCTCAATCGTCATTGAAACATCTTGAACGCCCGTCAGGCCGGAAATCGTTGTGTCTTTTCCGAGCAGAATCGTGGTTGCCATAACGTCCTCTTTTGGGGTGGGCACCTATTGCCAGTATACCTGAACAGGTGATCATCCGCTGCGGAACCGGCCGGCAAACTCTTGTGCGATCCTGCCTCGCCTCACCCCCTCAAGCATTGCCGGGAACATGAATGGTCGCAGAGGATATGGGAAGGTTTGTCTGAACGAGGTGATCTGCCAATTCGCCTTGCTCTTCGGCCCCTTGCCGATGCGATACCACGAGAGAATGCCCTTGTAGCCGCGGTCATACCGCGGGATCCACGCCCAGGCCGCCATTTGCTGGGTGCCGCCGTGCTCGTGCAGGCTTGCGATATATGGCGCACCGTCCATGAAAGCACCGACAACCACAGACTCAGTCGATGGGTCATATTGATAGGTGATTGAGCGGCGAAGTGTGCCCGCGTGGGTGTGGGGTGGGTTTGGCGCGGTACTAGCAGGCTTGAATTTGATTTGATACAGCCTCTGCGAAATCTTCCGCTTTGTCTTGGTGCTAATGTCATTTCTCGCGAGCAGCTGCCGGAGTGTCGAGTCAGGGTTCGCTCGCATCACAGCCAATTTTGGCCTGGCCATGCCCATCTTCTTAATCGACCGGCGACTGATCTGCATCACCACAGACCCAGCCTGATACAGTCCGCGGTAGATCGCTTTGTCGAGCGCGGCCTGCACACTGGCCCGATCGAAGAAAAAATCGAAGTTGATCCGCATCGGGATTCCCATTGATCCCGACAGACCAGAACCGAGCGGATTCCGGCCAGCGTCTAGCATGCTCATACGCCGGTGGCTCCCGTTGGCCGCGGCCACTTATCCACTGGCACGTCCCACTGCGTCGCGACCTGTGCCATGAACACGTTTCGTGCCTCAAGGAGCTCAGGATCGTAGGGCAGGGGGATGCCGACCTCTGTCCAATCCGTGAACTCAGGCAGCCCAGTCGGCCGGATGTAGTTGCTCCGGATCGCGTCCACGATCTCTTGGCAGATGTCCTCCAGTGCTTCGATCTCTGCGTCGCTGCCAACGTGCTGCGCCACGACGATGCCCACGGTCGCATCGGCCACCTCCATGCCCTTTGTCTCGGTTTTCATCGTGTAGGCGCCGGGCACGACCGACACACGCAAGTAGCCGAGATCCTCAAGCGAGTAATCGGGCTTCCGCTGCATCTTCACGTCGAGCGTGCCGCCTGGAACGCTTCCCCACGTGTATGCCGAGAGGGCCGCGGCCAGCTGCTTGGCGAGGTTTCGCGAGATGTGCGGAAATAGGTTTGGCATGTCAACGCTCCTGCGGACCGGGTATGTGCGTGGTGAGCTCGATCTCCAGCTTGGCCACCGCGGCAGCGGTCTCCTGCGACGAATGCCGCCGGAAAGCCTCGCGGGCGTGCGTCAGCGCCTCTTGTTTCAGTCCAAGGCTGTAGGCCGCAGTGGAGGCCATTTCCGGGGCACGGTGCCCGTAGGCCACTGGATCGCTGGCGTGCGTTTGTCGGTCCGCAGGAGCCATCGCCGCCCGCCGTGCCCAGTGCAGCGCACCGACGGCGTCGCCTTCGTCCCAGCATGCCTGCCCAAGGGCCAAATAGCCCTCCGGCTCGTGCGGAGACTCGTCAATCGTGCGCAGGAGCCAGTTGCCGGCCCTCTCCGGCTGCCGGCGGGCAAGCACGCGGTACGCGTAGGCACGCTCGCACGCCGCGCCGCCGGGAAGCGTCAAATAGTGCTCAAACGCTTCCACGATCCCTGGTTGGTCGTGGTAGTCAAGCTCCCGGGCAAGATACCAGTGCATCCGGGCGTCGTGCGGTGCCTCTCGAACTGCTTGCTGCAGCAGCGTGAGGTCTGTCTTGTGCGTTTTTCCCGGCTGCCTGTGGTGACGAACGAGCGTCTGCTCGCAGTGAGTCTGCACCTCTTCGCCATGCCACCGCACCAAGCCCTCGTGCGTTGCCCCGGTCCACCGATAGCCGGCCCGGAGGTGAATCCGGTCGCTCTTAAACCGCAGGGCGTCGCTCCACTGATACCAGTACCGCAGTTTGGCCGTCTCCGGCTTCCACGCCGCCTCCAGGGCTTCCCTCCAGCCCGGCTCCAGCACCTCGTCGAGGTCCAGACGGATAGCGATGTCTACGTGGCTCGGCAGGTGCTGCATTGACAGGTTGTGGGCGTCGTCCCATCGCCACGGGACGACGTTCCCGCGGGCCACGGTCACGCCTTGGTCCTCAAGCAGCTGCACCGTGTCGTCGGTTGATCCGGTGTCCGTGACGACACGCACGTCGGCGTCGCGGCACGACGCTTCCCACGCCTGGACGTTACCGGCCTCATTCTTCGCGAGTGCGTAGATGCCGACGATCATCAAGCCTCCACAAGCACGGCGGCCTTCCGCAGCCCGTCGTGAAAATAGACCTGGTCCCGGCCAGTCTCTTTGCAAAACTCATCGACTGCCCTCTCGACTTCCGGGTTGTCGCAGTCGTCGGCGAGGATCACCGGCACGTGGGCCACGAGCCGCAGGTCGGCAAGCGCCCCCGCATAGGAATGATCTCCGTCCACGTGGGCGAAGTCGGCCGGTGGCAGCTGCTGCAGGTCGTGACTGTTGGTGACGATGAGTTCCGCATCGATGCCGAGCGAGTCGACCACTGACTGCCAGTGCTGAAGGCACGCGGGGCTATCGGAATCGATGGCACCATCAACGCAGAGGAATTTGGCATCAGGTGCCACGCAGTGAAAAGCTGCGAGTGAGTAGCCGCACCGCGTGCCTATCTCAATCACGCGAGCCGGTTTGTGCTCGCGGCAAACCCGCGCTTTTGCGGTGTAGTGGGCCACGGCCTCCGGGGAACACGGAAACCAGTCTCCCGGCATCCAGTGCATGCGCAGACGATCGCCGACCCGGTCCTCGAGCTCGTCACCCATCGTTTCCTCCAATCAATGCCAGAACATCAGACACACTCATTTCTGCCATCCACGCCTCCGCGTCACGCACGCCGAAGGTTGCCACAAGCTGGTCGCCGAGTCGGGCGAGGCCGGCGGCAAATTCAATCGCCCGCGATTCGCGAAAAGAGAAAGCCGGAGACCATCCGGCGATCTTCCAGCCGTTTTGGCCAAACAGCACGAAGCGGTGTTCGTAAATGCGGCCGCCAGCGCCGTCGGCCACCTCGTGCACCAGGGCGAGCCAGCGTCCGTCGCCGACGCTGACAAGCTGCGAGCCTCCACGCCAGCCGCGGGCGATCGCCGGTGACGCCGCGTGATGCTCGACCACCCACCGCCAGCCATCGCGGCGGACGGTGGCAACGCGGCCAGACTCCCAGCATGAGTAGACGAAATCAGCGGTGCCTGTGATCGGCATCCAGTTCTTTTCGTGCCGGCCCTTGTGCGGCTCGTCGATCATCGCGGGATCGATAAGGCTGGCCATGTAAGGCATCAGCGTGGCAATCGCGATGCGGCATATGCCGTCGCGGCCGGCCCAGTTGCGGACGGTGGCGCTCACGACGATCTCTCCACCGATGTCGTTGAGCCGGCAATCCTCAAACCCATCAACCGGATAATCCGATTTAGGGTAAACGGGCTGGGGGAGTGCAGCAGGCTGGCCAACAACCGATAGATTCGGTCCGAGACGCACCAGCGTGTTTACAGTACGGATTCGATCTCCATCTGCGGGAGGGATCACGTACTGACCGTCGACGATCCGGTAGTTGCTCGACCGCACGATCGCCAGATAGCTGTCGTCGTGCGAAATGATAGTCGGGTTGAACGTCGACCAGCCGTCCGCTGCCGGCTCAACTTCAAACCGGCGGAACCGGCACGCGACGAGCTCGTCAAGCGTCTGCGTGTACCAGCTGCGGTTGCGTCGCACAAGCCGCTCCTTCTCCGGAGTCAGTTCCATGCCGAGCAGTCGCTCGCACGCGCGGCGGCCGACGTCGAGCTCGCCCGCGTAGTAAGCGTGCACGGCCAACTGGTGAAGGTGCTCGACCATCCAGACCTCACGATGTGGCTGCAGACTTGATCGCGGCCCTGAGCGTGGCGTTGCTGGCGACGGCCGCGATCACGTCGTCGATCGTCAGCGAGCCAACGGGGCCGGTGGGGCCTGCAATTGACACCGCGGCCGGCCATGCACCGGCGGCCTTCGGGCCAAAAAATTGTTTGCCTGTGACGTCGAACGCCAGGTCGCCGTCGCGGCCCACGTTGGCATTTGGCGTGCCAGCCACGGAGACGACCGATGCTCCGTAAGCCCCAGTCGGCCCCGTATCTCCGCCGATGCCAGTCGGTCCAGTGTAGCTCTGTCCAGACGGCCCAGTGGCCCCCGTAACTCCAGACGGCCCCTGGGCACCGGTCTGCAACTGCAGCGGCGATCCCCACGAGCCGTCGGCCTTCGGGCCGTAGAGCCGACCGTTGGTCGTGTCGAGCCAGAAGTCGCGGCTGTTGCCAAACCCGGCAGAAGGCGCTCCTGAGCCGCCGTAGAACTGCGAG